CGCATCAATGATGGCCTTGCCCCCGAACAGGCCCATGATGTTCCGGCCCGCCTTTGTCGCCATGACAGCGGCCACCGCGGTATTGTGGGACCAGCCGGGAGCCAGCAGTGTATCGGGGATTTTGCCTACCGCTGTCATACAGTCGTCTACAGCGGTAACGCCTTCCACGATGTCCGCAACCTGGATCATGCTGGGATCAACGGCCGTATATTCCGCGCTCAGCGTTGTAGCATCGTAGGCGCTGCCGGTTTCCAGAAGCTCAATCACGCAGGTTTCATCGTCCTGCTCATAGTAGAGGGTGTAATCCTCGTCCTCCGCCAGTTCCGCTCCCTCGCTGGATACCTTGATGGAATCCCGGATAGCGTCAAGGGGCAGGGTGATTTTGTGATCGGCCACCTCATAATCCTTAGCGGCCACATCCTTTTTCATCGTTTGGGGGTCAAGGACATTGCAGAAGATAACCGGCTGCTGGCCGAACAGCTGGAAGTGCGAGTAAATGACCTCGCAGATGGGATACTTCTTCCAGTCGAAAGAGAAGCCCAGCTTCTCCACCGCTTCGTCCCAGGAGGTGGCGATCACCGGCCTGTTGACCTTCCCCGGCTTCTCCGCCATGTGCGCGGGAGCGGCCCCTACCACATAGGGCAGACCGGAATCGGCTACAACAGGAATGCTGACCGCCGTGGCCTGCTCACGCACTCGTACGCCAAGAGTTGCCATAGATTAGCCCTCCTTCTTTTCCACCTCAGCCGCCGCAAGCTTTGCGGCTTCATCCGGCGTCGCATTTTTCCGGGCGGCATCCTGCCGCATCTCCAGCACCTGCTTGGACAGCTTGCGATAATTGACGTAGAAAGCGTTGCCCGGCTCTTTCACCCGCATCCTCGCCACCGAAAATGCGTCCCCGGAGACAATCAGCGTTTTCACCAGCTTATACTTCTCAATGGCGCTGGCGGCTTTCTCTACCGCCTCGGCGCGGGTACCGCGATAGATAGCGCCGTTCTGAATGACGCCCCGAATGGTGGGGCCGATGTAGATGTAAAACCCGGAGTTGTTTACCTCATGCTGGCGCCTCTCAGTCTTTACCTCCGGGGCCTGGGGCGGTGCCTCCAAGGACGCGCCCGTCGCAGGGCTGGCCGCAGCCTTGGCCGGGGCCGGGCTGCTTAATCCAGCTGTATCCTTCTTTGTCATAGAGTACCTTCCTTTCAATGGGGGGCATTCTCCAAACGGAGATCATTTCCCCGCCAAAATAGGGGGCCGAACCATCTGGATAGGCCATTGTTTCCAGCCCCGCTTGTAAATTGAGTTTGAATTGCTTGCCGATGACCTGCTGCACCAAAAATGCAATACGCATCCGCTCCATCAGTTCCAAAAGCGCAAGGCTGCCCTCCTGCTCGTCACGGCGATAAACCGCAAAGATCGAGCGCACCACAGTATCCCCGACAGGGAATGTCCCCGGCTCCTGAATGTCTTTCCCGTTCAAAACCTGATGGATGATATAGGGCGCTTTTTTCTTTGCGGCGTTACTGTCCGGCAGTCGCATCTTATAGACATCGGGGGCGCGGGGCAGCGGCGGCGTTTTGTCCTCCTTCTGCTGGGCAACGGGGAGAATGACGTCCTTTGTAACCTCCAGCGTAAGGAGCTTCAAATGCTCCAACAGCTCTGTTTTTGTCATGGGCTACCTCCCCCAGCCGTTGAGAATGCGCAGGATTTCATGGTCAATGCGCTTCTCATAGGTTTCCGCCATCTTGGCCTCGATCTCGTCCATGACCTCCTCGTTGGAGTACATCATCTGAGGGGTGGCCGGGCCGTAGAGTTCTTCCACGGGGAATCGTTTCGCACCGACGCGCTCATAGACGCCCCGGTGTCCACCCATCTGTGCAGTAAAGGCCCGGTCCAGCGTTGCCGCTGCCCCGGACCTTTTCACCTGGGTAACCACCTGCCCATTGTTGTTGACGCGGGTGTTGAATTTCATCAGGGGAATCACATTCCCCCGGAAGCCGAACACCACCGATAGCCCGCCGTCGGTATCCCGGACAAAATGATTGATGTTCCGGGTCTGTGACAGGAACTCGCTTTGACTGATGGAATATTCTCTCGTGACCGGCTGCTTCGCGGCGGTCTTTCCGGCGGCTGCAGCCCGGTTGAGCGCACTCCCCACCGCCTTGTAGACACCGCCGCTGATGCCAGCCAGCAGCTTTGTCACCCTATCAAGACTGTCCTCCGCAATGTCCACGGTCAGTCCGGCATAGGTTGAATGCTGGCCTTCCGATCTGACAATATCGCTCATTCGTCAATCGCCTCCAACTCCACCCGCAGCATACCCAGCTCACAGACCGAGGACGCGACGTAGAACTCCCGAAAGAATCCCCCGCCGCCCTCCTCGTCATTGATCCTGATGCGGGTTCCCTTTTCCGGCTGTTTGCCGCCCAGGTCATCCCGGGCGCAATGCAGCACCGAGGACACCAAGAAAAGCCCTTGGACATGATCGCTCACCAGCTGGCGCCGGTCTTTTTCCTTGAGGCCGGAGAGAACAATGGGAATATCCTCATAGCGTTCCCCGTCATATTCCACGGTGCGCCGTTCGGCAAACTCCCCCAGGTTCAGAAAGACGTTGTGGAGATCAGCCGCGACCATATCCTTGAAGCTCATTCCACCGGCCCCTCCGCGCCCAGCTCGGGCAGGGCCTCGCCGTTGCCGCCGGGCTGGACTTCAAATTCCGTCACCGCGCACAGCAGCGCGGCGATCTCGCTCTTGTTCATGGTCCTTTTGACCTCCACACCCAAATCGGCGGCCAGCTTCTCCATATCAGCACGGGACAGCTCCATCAGGCTCTCAATGGTGAAATGGCCATTGACAATATCCAGGGTGTCGGGGGCCTCGGCCTCGCCCTCCTGGAGCTCGGCGGTTTCCTGCCCCGTAGAGGCGGGGTCGCCCTCGGGCGGGGTCTCGCCCGAACCGCCGCCGCCCTCACCCTCTGCGGGCGTTGCAACGCGCTCGGGCCGCCATTGGGGAACGAACTCCGCAACGCCCGCGTTTACCAGGTATACCTCCTGTTCCTGGGGCAAAGAGAACGGGCCGTCAGCGGCCCGTTTCAGGGTGCCGTCCACGCGGCAAACGCCGCAAATCATCTTGATCATGTAGCTGCTCCTTTCCCGCCCATTACAGGACGCCCTTGGCCACGCTCCAGGGGGACTTGCGCTTGGGGACGAACAAGGGCCGGCTGGTCATCTGCGTTTCCTTGGCCGGGGGCCGGACGGTGAAGATGTGCTGGGGGACACGGGTACCGGCGTAGGTATGGAAATTGCCGTCCTGCTCCAGCTGGGTCACACCGCCATAGAGACCCTTGCCGCAGTCAGGCGCGGTGACGATAGCCGTACCGTTGGGGACATAGGGGGTATCGGTGCCGTTCTCGTCCTCAAAGGTGCCGTCGCTCACCAGGATATCCAGCTTGCGGCCCTTGAAGTTGAACGTGCCGGGGTTGGTGACGTACTCGGTCAGCTCCTTCGGCTCAATGCGGCCCATCTCCATACGGCGGTTGTCTAGGACCTCCATCACCCAGGGATCCTCCATGATGAAGTCGCCCACGTCGGCGGCCAGCAGCAGCTCCCGGGCGGGGAGGCCCCGGCTGGTGAGCATCTTGATCATGGCGCACACATCGTAGTACCAGGTTCCGATAGTCCAGCTTCCGTCCGTGTTCTTCTTGCTGTGCGTCCACTTGGCCGTGGGGGTGAACAGGGCGGGGTTGTCGGTCCCGTCATAGAACTGCACCTTGACATCCTGGTAGGTGTCAGGCGTCTCGGTCTGATGCCGCATGACGCAGCCGTTGTCCAACATGGTCTTGATGGCCAGCCATTCCTCGGTGCGGGAGATGCGGGAGGACAGCTCCTTCAAGTCGCCGATCAGCAGCATACGGGCGCGGTCGGCCGGGGTCATGGTACTCATAAGGGCCTCGCCAAAGCCCCGGTTCTGGAGCTGGTCAGCGGTCAGGGGGATGGAGATGCTGATGTTGCCCGGCTCCAGCTCATAGGTGCTGAATCCCTCGCGGGCAATGGACACGCTGCCGATGCGGGGGAGGACGAAGGGGGCGCGGCGCTGCTTGTTGTCCTTGTAGTCCGCCAGCACCTTGGACGTGCCGAAGATGTCCATGGCGGTGTTGGTGGGGAAGTACCGCCGCTTGAAGAACGTATGCTCGGGAGGCAGCTCATTGACAGCTGCCAACATATAGTAGGTGTCGAAAATATTCATCGTGGTTATCCTCCTTAGTCCAGCATCTCAGACAGGAGGATGCCGCCCTTGCGCAGTTCCTCCTTGTCAGTAACGGTCATGGTGTAACCGTCGGCCACGATCAAAGCCCGGGCGTTGAAGTGCCCGGTACGATAGGCCACGCCAGTAACGCCGGTGTCGCCGCTGGCATCCACGGGGTCAGCCAGAACGCAGTTGGCCTTGCCGGTGGTCTCGGTGTTCAGCATCGTATAGGTGCCGTCATCACCCAGCACCAGCACCGTGCCGCGCTCCAGCTGGCCGGCGCCGGCCTTGATGGTCACGCCGAAGGTCTCGGCAGGCGGAAACAGCCTGGCAAACAGATTGTCCTGGCCAACGCTGCCCACCTTGTTCAAAAGCTCTTTGTTCATATCAGCGCACCTCCTTCATTTTCTGGAAAGCCGCAACATCGGCTTTCGCCTGGGCCGCCATCGCCTGGGGGGTGTCGGGGCTGCCAGTTCCCCCGGTGCCGTCGCTGCCCGCGCCGTTGGCCGCGCCAACGTCCTGGGCGCCGGAACCGTTGGTGTCGGCCATCAGAGCCGCCAGGAACTTCCCGCCCTGCTGGGCCGCTTTCTGTGCAGCAGCATAGACCATCTCCTGGGCAGTGCAGGGGTGCTCCCCGTACTTGGCCGCCTTGATGGTTTCCGCATCGAACACACCGGCCAGGGCGTCGATGTTCTGGAGCCGCTGCCGCTCGGCCTGGGCGGGGTCAACATCCTCCGTACCCTGCGCCGAGGGCGTGGCGGGGGGAGCAGCAGGGGGGGCAGGGGTAGTGGGAGCGGCGGGGGGGGGGGGGAACCCCGGCCCCGGGCAGGG